TATAAAACCATTTTTTAAGGTTTGTTCTATTGTTTGTTTTTCTTGCTCTGTAGCTTTTGCAAAATCACTTCCCTCTATATGAACACTTCCCACTTTAGTAAATCCATGTAATCTAGATATGTTTCTTTGTACTTCTAGAGGTCTTCCTAGGTAATGAGAGTAGTTTGTAGCGGGTCTATATTCTTCTACTCTTTCTCTTAGTATAAATATCCCACGCGGTGATATCAAATTGCTTGCCCCATTTTGGGAGCCCCCTCCGGAAACTGTATTAACATTTAAAGGAGTCGTAGCGCTGTAGTCTACATCATTAAAATAAGTAGTTATATCGCTAAAACTTCCTCGTGCGGTATTGACTAAAGCACTTAAACCCATTGTAACTCCTGCGATTGGATTTACCGTACCAATTGGTATAGATGTTAGAACACTTAATGTATTCCCCAATATGTTACTTAATGACCTGTTCCCATCCCTAGATTTTGTTAATTCGGTTAGTCTTTCTAATTCATTTATATTTGTAGAACCATAAGCGAGGTCATAAGCAATTTTACTATTTTGAGTATTAATTAAAGTTTCTTCACCATTTATATCTACTGTGATATATAATGTTCCTAGTCCCGTTATAAAATCTACCGATAAATATAAATATATTTTGTTACCTATCACTACATTTGTAGGAATAGTTATATAACCGAAGAACGGAACATAAAGTTGTAATTGAGTATAAGGTTCATAATCAAGATAATTATTGTATAATAAAGCGTCATTATCAAAACCAAAGGTAGCTAGTTTGCAACTCATTATTTGGTGAGGTAATAGCCAACCTGTTAATTGTGGAGCACCATATAAGTTAGCTGATTGGCCTATAGTGTTTTTTTCGGAAGTAACTAAATTTTCAATTGCAGTGTTACCTATTGTAATAGGTTGTATGTTTTTGTTATCTCCTTGTTTATTGTTCATATAATCCGCATAATTACCTTGTGGTAGTTTATCTACACCTATACCACATAGATAAAAATACTCAGGTATAGAGAATGGATATACTTTTAATCCATTAATCATTTGACCTAGATTTTCATACATTTTTCCACTTTCTACATCGGCAACTTTTGCTTTGAGTAAAGAACCTATAGCTTGTAAGTTATTATTATTTAAAGCCCATACTTTATTAAAGCCATCGTGATAAAATTGTTTACCCCATTGAGTAACACCATATTTGGAATATTGATTATTATCTATATTAGCGTGCATATAATCTAAGCTTGTAGGTAATCCTGTTTTAGGATCAAATAAAATTGTGCCTCCTGTCGTATTACTAGTTGAGATAGTATAACAAAAAGAGTCCGTTTCACTAGATAGCTCCACAGGGGCTCCATCATGTGTAAAATTTATGTTAAAGGTGTTATTGTTTAAAAATAAATCTCTTCCGTCAGATTCATTTTCTAAAGGTGTAATAATATCATATAGTTTTTTAACTGTTTTTATAAGATATTTATCTATAATATAATCATTATATTCATTTTCATTTCTAGTTACATATGCAGTAAGATTTAATATCCCGGTCCCGTAAGTCTCTAATACATCCTCACTACAATTGATTTGCCATAACCCCTCATTTATACTTGTGATACTATCGACAAAATAATAACGAGCTAATTCTTCAATATATATATAATTAAAATCAGGAAGTGTTGCATAACTCAATACTAATACAGGACTCATAATATTAGTGGATTGTTTAAACTTGCCGTCAATATCTTTAACTTTAGTTAAAGACTTGTCCATTTGGTTACGTTCACTAACATTTTGGTATAAAGTTATCTTCATAACAATACTTCCTCTAGTGTTAATGTCACAACACATTCATAGTCACAAGTCATGAAAGCTCCAATATTTGTAACGTTATAGTGTCCGTATCGTCTTGTTATCTCTTCTACTTCTTTTTGGTATCTTGTAGAAAAGTGAGCAACAACTTTTTTATCACGGTATATTGTATAATTAATAAATTCATTGTTAATTAATTTTAAGACTTCTTTTAATTTCATATTTTCTCCTTTCTATTTAAAGAAAAGGAGGTATATTTCTATACCCCCTAATTCAACTAATCAATTAAGAAGCAAACAAAGTTTTCACTTAAATCGTTGAAGTAGCCAACATCGGCTTTATACCAATAGTTGTAGAATTCGGCTTTATCAACAACATGTGAACGAATGCGTGTATTTTTCTTAGTGACACCTAAAGCGTCTCTATCAAAGATAACGCCAATGATATTAGATTTAGTATAGGAATTACCCTTAGCGTCTTTGATACTAATCTTGGATGTATTAGCAAACGTAAATGCGTCGGTTCCATCTCCCGAGCCTTGCCAATATTGAACACTCTCACTATTTGGAAGAGCTGAGAGTTCGTTGTGGAATGTATCGGATTGTAAATATACATCAGCCGCGTTCTTAAAGTCGGATAATAAGACAATGTGCATTAAGTCCTTAGGTGTATGTCTTGATTTCTTTTCCGCGTTAAAGACTTTTGAGTATTGGGTCATACGACCTGCAACAAGTTTAATTCGATATGCACAATATTTTAAGAAGTCTAAGTCGGTCATTGCGGACTCACCGGTCTTTGTAAAGTCAGGATTGAGAGCTTTGTATTCGGTTAATAAGTGAACGTGTTGAGCGTCTCCACCGCCGTTGGCTTTGTCAGTTAAGCTAATCATATTGTTGATTGTCATTAAGATTAAACTGTCTAACTTAACGGTCATAGAGTTTTCAATCATTGTCCATATCATACCAATGAAGCTTCCTAATGCTTGAGGTGAGGTAAAGCTTTCTTGTACTTGTTTTTCAGTGATTGACATAGGAATATCAAATGTAGTCATTTGATTGAAAAACTTAACTGTAATTTTTGGTTGATAGAAGAAGTTTTGGTCATATGTAGCTCCGTCTTGTAATTCCCAAGTTTCATTTACTTCGGCTTCAGGCAAATCCATTTGGATCTTTTCAGTGACCGAGCCATACTCCCAAGAGTCCATTAAAACGGATGGAATAGAACCACTATAAGGTCTATTAACAAAGATAACTTTACCGATTCTATCAACTAATGTCTTGACATAGTTATCTACTGCGTTAGCGTTAAAGATTTCAGTACCAATATCAACAACATTGGATAAATCTTCAGTAAGGATAGCAGTTTCTCCTAATACTTGTTTTGTACTTGCATTTACTAATTCATAAATTTGTTTTACTGTCATTTAAAATATATATTCCTCCTTTCAAATTTACGCTTTTATAAATAAGTTATAGTATCGTCGGGATTAATTATAAACTCGTTGGTTATAGACAAAAATTCAATATATATATGTGTTCCCTCAGTATCACTATCTATTACTCTAATTGCTTCTAAAGTGTTCATATTATATTTTATACCCTCGGAGTTTTCTACAACATGAATATATAAAACTTTGCTAGGGTTTTCAATTAAAGCCTTATATATACCTTTTGGTAATTGTATTGGATCAGGGTTAATATTTTCCCATAATTCCCAAGGTATAGTAATTTCAATTATTCCACCTGTCATGCGAATACTACCTCGTCGGTTCTATTAATAGTAATTGTATTAATTCCGACTGTATGCATAATGTTAGCAATGTATTTACCGTTAACTAATGTAAACGTTACATAAAAATCACTAATTTGACCAACGGTGTTATATAAACCGCTAATTCTAGTTGCTTTATAAAAGTTACTTTCTAACTTTTCATAAATACCTTTTACGGTATGTGTACCTGCCTTAGCTTCAAAAGGCAAGTTGATTAATAAATATCCTCCTACGTACAATTTTGTGTCCTCCTTTCTAATAAATTGATAACGTTAATATACTATCAATATCTTTGAACATCTCTTGATAAAAATCGTATTCACGTAGTTTAAGCTCATTTTCAATTAATACACTATAGTCGGTTGAGCCGTGTTTACCCTCTCTAGTGATTGTGTTAGTGCTGTTGACATCACTTGTATTGGTTCCACCCGTAGTGGTCTCAGTATAGTTTTTATCAGGAGCACCTGTACTATTGACACTTTGGTCGCCTGTGTTGAGAGCGGTAGGAGTCTCACTTATACTATCAAAAGCATATGTATTAGCATTTTGAGTTACACTAGTTGACTGAGTAGTATCAGTACTCGTTTTAGATGTAGTAGTAGTTTGAGGAGTATCAACACCGTGGGAAGTGTAATCAACTTTCTCATTCTCTTTGTAGTCGTTTGTTGGAGTGTAATCAGCGGTAATAGCTACATACTTTTTCTTCCAAATCTCGGAGAAACGTTTTAATAATAGCGGTACGATATATGCTACTAATACAATTACTTTTGCTCTACTGTCGCTAATAGATGGCTGTTGAGTTTTGACTAATTCTGTTAATCTCTCTAGTACTAAAGCTATCCATTTTGTATAAGCGTGTGTATAGACATAGTCTATATCAAGTATAGTACCATTACCATCAAAGATTTTTGTTAAAATCTCATCAGGTTTCATTTGATTTTTTACTGACTTTTCAAGTGCACTAAATATTCCGGTTAGTTCCTCGGTATCGTCCAACATTAATGGTTCAAAATAATCTTTAATCGTTATCATTTTCTTTCTCCTTGTCTTCGGTTGGTTCTTCCTTACTTTCTCCCTCTTCTTGTGTTTCTTCGTTTTCTTCAGTATTCAATTCTTTCTCGGCGAGTTCCATAGATGTTTCTATTTCTTCTCTTTGGAGCTTCCATGAAGAGTTGAGTTTAACACTAAGATTAGTACCAAACATATTATTAACTTTCTCGGCTCCCTCTTGTCTACATTGCAACATATCGTCTATCAATGGCATTAAAGCCTCTTCGTTTAAATCAGCCTCACTCTCGTTGATAGCTTCACGTTTCATATTGTAGTTAGCATTTAGACCAAGTTGATTAAACCATGTAGCCAAAATGTACTGCCTCAATTCTATGAGGTCTTGGATGTTACTAATAGTACCTGTATATTGAATTGCATTAAGACCTCCCTTAAGACTCTCCATGAATTTGTTAGTAGCGATAACTCCTAGTTCGCCTTTTTCTATATCGTCTAAGAACTTCATAGCACTATCTTTAGTCGCTTCGTCTCCTACGGTTATAAGAGAACTAATACGACTATTAACGGTAGCAATTCTTAAAGATATGTCAATCTCGGCTAGCATGTTAGCGTATAAATCTAACATATCATTAATAGGAGTAAATGTTGAAGTGTTACGAATTACAACACAATCTTTATCAACCTCAAGTACCTTGTTAAATGGTAAGTAAGGATTGACTACAATTGACTGAGTAGGTAAGTAGTAAGGGTTCAAGATACCTCCTAAGTTGGATTGAAAAGCATATAAGCCTTTGTTAGGTACGTCGGCAATAGTTGCTTTGCCCTGCATTAATAATATCCATTCAAACTCTTTTTGTGGTATTGTCTCCGGTAAGCCGTCCCATTCAAACAACTGATTAAGACGTGATAACATGTAACTTTTGTGTTGCCATACTAAGCGCTCTTTGTCTTTCAATGGGTTTCTATCACAACCTAATAATTTTTCATAACTCCAATCTTGCCTATTCGGTATCTTGTCCGCCATTTTCTCTCCTGCTTTCTAAGTCTTCTTTAATCTTCTCGAGTTCTTCTTTAGTCTTATTAATGTCATTCCCTAAGTTGCTATAGTCTTTATTCTTAAGAGCTTGGTACATTTTTAAAGCGAACTTGAATAATATCCATAACACTGATAAAGACACACTAATAATTCCAATAATAGACTCGATTTGTTGTAGTCCCACTGTTCCTGTTAAGACTATCAAGAAGCTATCTACAACATTTTCTAAAGTGGTATTTATTTTGATATACCTCCTTTCTATTTTAACCTCTCATACATACTTGTAAATAGTTTCTTATAGACTCTCCTACCGTATTGTCTTGATAAAAAACCTTACTCAGTTTGAAAAAGGATAAAATCACATTTACTACAGGACTACCCGAACTATAAATGTTAGTAACATAGTTAGGCTTCCCGTTTGGTACAAGGTCGAATATTAAATCCCCCTTGTCTTTCAACTCTCCCGTCTTACGGTGTATGTATGTGAACGTCATATCGTTTGTTGAAACGATTTCACATTGGAATATCTCGTTGTCGAATAAAATAAAATAAGTAAATAATATTTCTTTTGGCTTATATTTACAAGGTAGGTGAGGGTAGATGGCTATCTCCCAAGTACCCCCAACACCTGTAATCATAGTTAGTTTAGGATTGTCAAAAGCAAAATAAATGTTACTCTTCTTTTTACCGTAGTAGTCCGAGAATTCAACTGCTACTTTAAGTCCACTATCTCCATAAGTATATACCTCAATCTCACCTTTTTTCATGTTCTTAACATGTTTTAATCCCATTTCATTAAAGTATGGAGCATAAGGATTAATTGTATTACCTGCCATAAAAATAGTAACGTCGTTACGCAAACGAATAATAGTTGATAATACGTTCATAAAGATAACAAACTCATCAGGTAGATAATAATTACTAGATAAGAACTCGTCAAAGAAAATATTTTTAATATTAGGGAATGAGATTGATTTAATGTGCTCTTGGTCATTAAGAGCAAAACCATAGCAAAAAGGTGTTTGCATTTTCTTTGTTGTAGCTCCGTGCTCGTCGACAAATGCTAGATACCAACGACCACCTAAATAAGATACCGAGTTAAATTCTCCCTTTGTTAGTCTAGTTATTACACCATTTTGAATATGCCCTGCGAACATTTGCATTGAGTTTTTAGGTTTAAAGTCGTCTTGCCATCTACGCAAGATACAAAACTCGCTCTTGTATCCGCTTTTAACATATTCCTTTAAGCAGTGTTCTAAGATAGCATAAGTCTTGCCATTAGAACGCTCACCGATAATCATATAATATTGTGCTTTATGTGCTAGTATTTTATCTAATCTATAATGTTCTTCTTTAGACATAATCTATCTTCACTCCCTCCGCTAAGAATTTTAAGTACTCGTCACTCATTGTCAATGTATAGCTACCCTCTTCCATATGTACCGAGCTTAACTCATGATACGTTTGTTTATTGCCTAAATAGTCCATAAACTCTCCGCTCGTTTCATAGTCAATATATGTAAGAATTTGCTTGCCTGCGTATGGTGAGGGTACTTCAAATCCATCACTAAAACTATCAAATATTTGTTGTATGTCGTTTTTATACTTTTTAAGTAAATAAGGTACTGCTTTTGTTTTATTAACTCCTGATATAGTTAATGATAATCCTTTGTTGTTATATACCATATAGCGCTTAGCTCCTAAAGTTTTGAACATATCATAATGACCGTCATAATCCCAAACGCCTATGATTTTCTTTTCTCCTTTTATAGTTGTTGGAGCGCACAATGATATATCAAGTTTATGATAACTCATTGCTACCTCTAATTTATGATAACATATATCGTTGTATTTATCAACATAATTCTTGTGTTTTTCATAATTAATTCCTTTGATTGAGTCGGTATCGCTATAACAATAATCTTCTCCAAATTCTAAAATACCCGACCACAAGTTTCGCCTTGCATACGCTGTGATAAAAACACCCCATGGATAGAATAAAAACCTCGAACGCTGATTGTTATACTTTTCTACTAAATCTCCTCGTTTATCGAGTGTCATTTCTTCGGTATGCCATCCCTCCTCGTCGTCATATTCCACCTCGGGTTTAATAATATCGGTAACAGTCATACCATAACAAGAGTTTAACATTTCTTTTGAGTTCATGTATTCGGCTATCTTGTCGTCAATACCTTTTAAAGTTGTTTTGTCTTTATATAACATTAAGATACTTTTTACAAATGGAGTAGGGAGGTACCATTTCTTATAAATGTAGCACAAACCTATTTTACATTTAGTCCATTTATAAACTTTCTCTATTATATCTAAATCTATGTTAGTTATTGTAGTTTTTAAATATTTAGTCATAACTATTCTACCATTGTTAATTGTAGTAGCTCCCTCAGTTATACCATGTGAACTTGACAAATAGGACTCATAAATAAAAGTACTTTCTAAATTCCAAAACTCTATATCAAATATAAGACAGTTTCTTTTAGTTAATTCTTTTATTTGGTCTAAAGATTTAATCTCTATTAATTGACCTCGACTCATAGGGAACATCTCACTCACCATAACGGCGGGATAAGAGCTAGTAAAGTCGATAGATGTTACATCTCTAATTAAGTTATTAACAGCCAATGAGTTAGCATGTGTAAAGCCTCCCATGAAAGCGCGACGCATTAACATATACTCTTGAGCGTCATTGATAACTAAATTTTTAATATATCTTTTTTTATAGTTACCTTTTTCATTACAAACTTTACGACAAAACTTTCTTACTTTGCCAGTTTTGGTATATGGTAATCTAGATATATATAAATAAGTTTCTAACTCTTCTTCAATGTATGCGTCTAATACCTCGTAATCTTCTCTAATATATCCTATTTCTTTCTCAGTTAGTGGAGTTGTTGAACCTCTCAACAAAGAATAGTCTAAATCACCTACCATCTTTTTAGCGTTATGGTGTCTTAGATTTTCTCCAACTTTACGTAAAGAATAACCACTTAGCATGTAACTACATCTAAATTCAATATTATTTTGAGTAACTGCGTATATAATTTTTCTCTCGTCGTTAGCTAAAATTTCTTTAATTTCAAAATACTTTCTTATAAATTGGAACTCGTAGGCTAAGTTATGAACCCAAACTACTATATGCGCCTCAGGGTCTTTTTTATGCAAAACATACTCAAGATAATTAATATCTTTTACAAATTCAACTAAGCTCCTACCTATCTTATAGTTACCATCAATACCCAAAATATAAGCGTAACAACATGCTCTTTTAACCGGCTCTTTTTCTATACCCTCAACATAGAAACTAGATACCTCAATATCAAAGCAAATACGATTATTAAAGTATTTATTTCTATATTGTTTTTTGTAAACTTTAAAGCTTTTTACATTGGCTAAACACTCCTTAATCGTATTGCATTGTTTCATATTTAGTTATATTGATTGTAAGAACTATAAATATAGTCGTGCATTTTCTCTATTTTTTGGTTCATAATATCAAAGAAAATTTGTTCTCGGTCTACTATTTCGCCCGTTTCTCTATTTATCCAATCGTCACCGACTTTTTGAAGTAAATTGTTTTTAAGGTCTAAAAATACCTCCATACCTACTTTAATAGTATCGCTTGGCAATTCTCCGCCATGATATAAATCTTTGTATCTATTATACAAGTCAAAGAACTCTTTTAATAATTCTCTCTTTGAATACAACCACTTAATAGTCTTGGTATATTTACTATAGGCATTTTTATTTTTTGAGCCTTTTGGTCTCCCTCTTGGTCTTTTTTCTTTTATTTCTTTAATCTTATTCTTGTTATTTTTTGAACCTTTTGGTCGCCCTCGTGGTCTTTTTTCTTTCTTGCTAAAATCGGGAGGCTCTATACCAAAGCGCTTTAAAGTCCGTAATGTAACATTTATAGTACCTTTAACCGTACTAGTCTCCATGTCTAAAAAGTGTTTAGCTCTTGCAACACTTCTACGTAAACTATTAATATCCGCCTCTTTACCAATTCTAAAAGTTCCTAATTCGCTTTTTTCATAAGATAACAACGCTGGAGAGTAAGGCGCAAATTGTCTAAGCTTTCTTACTCTCAAGTTTGCAACATTGTTAAGTTTTATAGCATAGTTTTTTAAATCGGTAAGAGACATTTTATTTAAATCATTGTAAGATAAATTTAATTTAAGTCTCTTAGGCATATTTAAATTTTTCCTATTTCTATATTAGTTATTTCTTCTTGTTCCCCATATTTTTTGATTATATTAAGAATATATAATACCTCCCAGTAATATAAGTACGATGGTGTGCTATGTATATCTACTTTTCGGTCGGAACTACCAATTATATATATA